GGAAGTCAACCTGCAACCGCCGCAGCTGCTGCTTGACCTAGCCGGCACGGGCGAGATGGCCTATCTGACAACCCGTCTCGCCGGCGAAATGCGGCCTACGGATATCCCGCTCGCGCCTGGTGTGGATATCCTTTCTCTGAAGGCAAACGACTCTGATCCGATGGAGGTGGTTGTGGAAATCCCGTCCGGTGTGTCAGCACGGGACTGGGATTACGGCAAAGTTGTCATACGGCACACGGCGGAACAGATCATGCAAAAACCCGTAGCCGGTTATTTGGGGCATCAGCGCAGTGAAAACCTGGAATATGAGTTTCCAACGCCTGTTACACACTGGGTTGGAGCGGTGTATCGCGATGGCAGCGCGTTTGTCCGCGGTGTTGTGGACAAGGCGGCCCCGGATCTCAAGCGGTGGATACGGGCGAAGGTGATAAACCAGGTTAGCATCTACGGCTATATGACGACGGAAGAGCGGGACGGGAAGACGCATGTGACAGGGATAGAGTTGCTCAGTATTGACTGGGTGCCGCTTGACCGCGCGGGGATGAATACTCGCGTTGTGGCGGTAGGCGAGATGAATAAAAATGGAGGTGTAAAGCAAATGACGTTGGCAGAGATTTTGGCAGAACTGCGCAAGCTGGGCGTAAAACCTGGGCAGGTGGTTGGTGAGATGGGCTGGGACGTGAAAACGCTGGCCAAAGAACTTGGTTGGGAGTTTGATAAGGTGGCCGGCGAGATCAGTAATGAACGGTGGACACAGTTGCAAGAGGCGGTAAAAGTGGTCGGGGAATGCGCACAAGTGTTTGGCTTGGGCAAGGACGCGAAACTGACAGATTTGGTCAGTGCGGTAAAACTGGCTAAAGAAGCGCAGACGAAAGCGGCCACGGCAGAACACGACAAGCTGGTGGACAAGGTTATTGGCGAGATGGTGCAAGCAGAAGCAGTTAGGCCGCTGGTTAAGCGGATGCTCCAGGCTGATCCAGCTAGTGATGAGCCCGCGCTGAAGAAAGCCGTCGGCGAGTTGATGCAAGCTGAAGATGTGAAGAAAGCCTTGGCCGAGGTGTTCAAAGACCAAGCAATCGCGCCGAAGGACGGTCAGCGTCCGACTGGCGGCACAGGCACAAGCAACACAATCAAACGAGTATCAATTTAGGGAGGGATAACAAATGTCTGAAAGACCTGTACCGGTAACAATTACATCGTCGCGCATCGCTAAGGTCAGCGATGGAAGATCTGTTGTGGTGACGGTGCCGACAGCTATGCTGATAGAGGCAGGAAGGTTCTATGTAATCGAGGGGCACTTCGGGGCTGCGTTTGCTACGGTGCCGACAACCGCGCCTGCTGGGACGTTAACGGCACTTAACCTGGAGCAGGCGGAGTATGAGATTACAAGCCCGCAGCTTGCCTCGGTGACGTTCACTCGTGGCCAGCTTGTGTACTGGACGCCTGGCAACCTGTTAACGAATGTTGCGGTAGGCAATCGCTTGGTAGGACGATGCACCATCGGCGGTGCCGGCCCGGCTGGGCCGATTCGGTTTGTACTGGGTGATGCCGCGACAACGCTTCTTACACAGGCGACAGCAATGGGGGATATTGGCGCTGCTCCAACCCAGGCAAATTTCAATGACTTGCTGGCTCGTCTGCGGGCTGCCGGCGTAATCGCAACTTAAGGGAGGGATAAAGACATATGTTCAAAGTAATCAGCAAAGAATCGCTCAGAGCTGAACGGCGGCAGGGGACGTACGAAACGCAAGTCCCGTTTGTGCTCGATGGAAAAGTTGAGCACGTTGTAAAGAAAATTGTTAACGGCGAGATGGAGTTGCACCAACTGTCAAAGCCTATCGGCGAGATGATCACAAGTGGCGGGCTGGATCAGGGTGCCTTCAGAGACCTCCTTCGCAAAGTCGTGCTCGATGTAGAGCTTGGCCGTGAGCTCCAACCGGTGGTGTATGGTCCGATCTACGAACGAATCGAGGATGCGAACCTTCCGCGCGTCCTAGACGCAAAATGGGCGCTGCAGGGGGTTGTCGTCTTCAGTGAGCACCTTGAGGGCCAGGAAGTCCGGTTCGGACGGCTTGACGCTCTGCAGGGGCCGACAGCAAGAATACTGACTTTCTCCGCTGGCTTTGAGTACACCAAGGAAATCATGGATTTCAACGAGAGCTTCAGGCCGGAGATGCTGAACCGGGCACTGGGCGAGGCGCACAACGCGCTGCTGAACGACATCCACCTGCGTCCGATTATCTCGCACACTTACACCGGCGCGAATCTGACAACTTGGATTGCCCCGCCTGCCGGGCAGCCTGCTTGGGTCGGCATCCGGGAGACTATCGTTGCTGCCCAGAAAGCCGCGGTCAGGGCGAAGCGCCCCGGTAGTGTCCTGTTGGCGAATCCGGTTATGCAGGCGGAGATTGAGCTGGCGCTGCGTGGCGGTCACAACATTGAGGGCACCCAATACCCGCCGATTGGCGGCATCCAGCAAGTGATCTACTACGACAATGACGTGCATCATGGCTACACTGGCGTGGCGGAGAACAGGGCGTATCTGATCAGACCACGCAGAGGATTCAAGGAGCTGGTGAAGCAGGATCTGCGCGTGGAAGCACAGGTTGGTGACTTGAGCCGCCTGGTGCAAGAGCAGATAGTGGCTTATGCTTACCGGGGCGTTTTTGCCGCCCTCACGGAAAATGTACAACAAATCAACTTAGGCTAGCAATAAGGAGGCGTGAAGCATGGCTCTGGTACCGACTGAAGCGTTGCGGACGGAGCTCCGCAGGTTGATTGATGAGCGCGTCCCAGTAGGCCGGACGGCTGCGGACACCCGGTTTGCGGACACTGAACTGGATATCCTGCTACAGACCGCTACGCATATCAACGAGGCTGCAGCTACGGGCTGGCAACTCAAGGCGGCCAGGGCTATGTCTGAGCGCGGGGGGCTTGAAGAAAGCCAGGCTGGGGACGAGAAGCATAAGTTTGTGTCTATCGGTGAGTACCGCGACCACTGCCTGGCGATGGCCAAGATGTACAGTGATATGGTTACAGGGACAGGCAGTCGGGCACTGGGTTATGACCTGCCGCCCGTATTTGAGGTTACACCATGAGCGCCGTCTTAATCGCCCGGAGACTGGCCACCGAACGCCTGATTGGCGAAAATCCGGTCTCGATCGTTATTCATCGCGAGGTTGCCGTGCCGGACTTGGCAGGAGGAAATAGGTTGGTATCAAGCTCGACGCCTCCAATCCATGGTCGTATTGTGCCAACGAAGCGACAAATGGTTATGCGACAGGATGAAGCTGGGATTGTGCGTTTTTTTGCCTGGACGCTTATCGCTCCCTGGACCGCAGATTTGAAGGTGGGAGATACCTTCTTCGCGCAAGGGCAAAATTTCCGCGTTGAGCGTGTTGTTTGGCGCAGGTTGGCCGGCGAAATTTATGCCGTCCATGCCGTATTGGAGGAGGTGAGTTAGATGGCCGAAGGCTCAAACGAAGTAAAAAAAAACCTGCAGGCCTGGGCGGACAGACAAAGAGCGGCGGTTATCGCTTTGGCAAACACCTGGGCCGGGCAGCTTGAGGGTAGAGCAAAAGCAGCCGTGCCATGGACAGACAGGACGGGTAACGCCAGAAACGGTTTGTTCGGCTCTACAGAAGTCAAGGGGAATGAAGTCAAAATCCGCCTCGGTCACTCGATGGAGTATGGGATATTCCTGGAGCTCGCGAATGACGGCAGGTTTGCTGTCCTGAAAAAAACAGTAGACGCGGCAATACCGGAGATTTCCAGAGATTACAAGAAATTGTGGGAGTGACAAGTTATGTCCTTGCGCCGTGCGATAGTCCAGCAGTTGCGAATCCATCTTCCCGCGCTTGGCGGCAGGGTGTTCCAGGCGTATCTCGCTCCGGTAAATGTGCCTACGCCTTATGCCACCGTCAAGCTGGCCACCGAGCGTCAAGCGGCAAACATCGGCTTTGCAGGCGCTCAAACCATTGAGATCTATCTGTATCGCGGGCTAGATAGCTTTGTCGGTCTGGACGCGCTCCGGCAGGATGTAGTCAGAGCACTAAATGGAGTGGTTATTACTGATGCCGAGAGCGGACTGCGATTTGCCCTGCGGTGGACAGGGAGTGTAGGAGATGTGGTTGATCCCGAACGGAAACTTATCGGCGCCGTAGTCAGCTTTGACGCGGCGACAATTTACGACATAAGGAGGTAATTAAACATGTCGGTTTTAGTGCCGGTACAGGAAATTACCGGTTTGGGCGGAGCGCCTACGTTTGTTTCCGCTGCGGCAGCGGGTAATCATTTTGTCAACGACGGCCGCGTAACGCTGGAGTTTGTCAACGGGCATACTGCCCCTATAACCATCACTATCAACTCAATCGCGCCGTGCAACCAAGGCTTTGATCACGACTTTGTTTTCTCCGTCCCCAACGGGACGCGGTGGATAACACCGCCGCTGGACCCCGGCAGATTCAACAACGCGGCGGGGCATACATCGATCACGTATTCGCTTGTGACGGCTTTGACGCTTGCCGTAATCAGATCGTAAAGGAGGCTAAAAAATGGCGACACCTACTCAAGTTAGAACCGGGTATCTGTATGGATGCCGGGGTCTTGTAATAGTGCAACTCACTGCAGCAGGGGCGATGCCTGCAGCGCCAGCGCGGTTTGGCATCAGAACAGCTCAGACGGTCGGCGAGGAAGTCACATATGCCGAAGGAGAGCAATCTCAGCTGCGTGGCGGGGATAGAATACAGGCTGTCCGAGAAGAGGAAGATGTGGTTATCGGTGCTGAGCTAACCTTCCGCGACGCGAGATTTGATGCTCGAGCTACAGTGATTATGGCGGG